GTTTACGGCCACTTCCGTGTCTGACCTGAAAAATACATTGCTGAGCTGGAAGTGCAGACCGGCATGACACAGCGACGCAGGGGACCAGCAGGATTTTATGTATGAAAATGTCCACCATTCCCACCCTTCTGGGGCCGGACGGCATGACATCGCTGCGTGAATATGCCGGTTATCACGGCGGTGGCAGCGGATTTGGTGGGCAGTTGCGGGCGTGGAACCCACCGGGTGAAAGTGTGGATGCAGCCCTGCTGCCCAACTTTACCCGTGGCAATGCCCGCGCAGACGATCTGGTACGCAATAACGGCTATGCCGCCAACGCCATCCAGCTGCATCAGGATCATATCGTCGGGTCTTTTTTCCGACTCAGTCATCGCCCAAGCTGGCGCTATCTGGGCATCGGGGAGGAAGAAGCCCGTGCCTTTTCCCGCGAGGTTGAAGCGGCATGGAAAGAGTTTGCCGAAGATGACTGTTGCTGCATTGACGTTGAGCGAAAACGCACGTTTACCATGATGATTCGGGAAGGTGTGGCCATGCACGCCTTTAACGGTGAACTGTTCGTTCAGGCCACCTGGGATACCCGTCCCTCGCGACTGTCCCGGACACAGTTCCGGATGGTCAGCCCGAAGCGCATCAGCAACCCGAACAATACCAGCGACAGCCGGAACTGCCGTGCCGGTGTGCAGATTAATGACAGCGGTGCAGCGCTGGGATATTACGTCAGCGAGGACGGGTATCCTGGCTGGATGCCGCAGAAATGGACATGGATACCCCGCGAGTTACCCGGCGGTCGTGCTTCGTTCATTCACGTCTTTGAACCCGTGGAGGACGGGCAGACCCGCGGTGCAAATGTGTTTTACAGCGTGATGGAGCAGATGAAGATGCTCGACACGCTGCAGAACACGCAGCTGCAGAGCGCCATTGTGAAGGCGATGTATGCCGCCACCATTGAGAGTGAGCTGGATACGCAGTCAGCGATGGATTTTATTCTGGGCGCGAACAGTCAGGAGCAGCGGGAAAGGCTGACCGGCTGGATTGGTGAAATTGCCGCGTATTACTCCGCAGCACCGGTCCGTCTGGGAGGCGCAAAAGTGCCGCACCTGATGCCGGGGGACTCACTGAACCTGCAGACGGCTCAGGACACGGATAACGGCTACTCCGTGTTTGAGCAGTCACTGCTGCGGTATATCGCTGCCGGGCTGGGTGTCTCGTATGAGCAGCTTTCCCGGAATTACGCCCAGATGAGCTACTCCACGGCACGGGCCAGTGCGAACGAGTCGTGGGCGTACTTTATGGGGCGCGAAAATTCGTCGCATCCCGTCAGGCGAGCCAGATGTTTCTGTGCTGGCTGGAAGAGGCCATCGTTCGCCGCGTGGTGACGTTACCTTCAAAAGCGCGCTTCAGCTTTCAGGAAGCCCGCAGTGCCTGGGGGAACTGCGACTGGATAGGCTCCGGTCGTATGGCCATCGATGGTCTGAAAGAAGTTCAGGAAGCGGTGATGCTGATAGAAGCCGGACTGAGCACCTACGAGAAAGAGTGCGCGAAACGCGGTGACGACTATCAGGAAATTTTTGCCCAGCAGGTCCGTGAAACGATGGAGCGCCGCGCAGCTGGTCTTAAACCGCCCGCCTGGGCGGCTGCGGCATTTGAATCCGGGCTGCGACAATCAACAGAGGAGGAGGAGAGTGACAGCAGAGCTGCGTAATCTCCCGCATATTGCCAGCATGGCTTTTAATGAGCCGCTGATGCTTGAACCCGCCTATGCGCGGGTTTTCTTTGTGCGCTTGCAGGCCAGCTTGGGATCAGCCGCCTGACGGATGCAGTATCCGGCGACAGCCTGACTGCCGGAGAGGCACCCGCGGCGCTGGCGTTATCCGGTGATGATGACGGACCACGACAGGCCCGGAGTTATCAGGTCATGAACGGCATCGCCGTGCTGCCGGTGTCCGGTACGCTGGTCAGCCGGACGCGGGCGCTGCAGCCGTATTCGGGGATGACCGGTTACAACGGCATTATCGCCCGTCTGCAACAGGCTGCCAGCGATCCGATGGTGGACGGCATTCTGCTGGATATGGACACACCGGGCGGGATGGTGGCGGGAGCATTTGACTGTGCTGACATCATCGCCCGTGTGCGAGACATAAAACCGGTATGGGCGCTGGCCAACGACATGAACTGCAGTGCAGGTCAGCTGCTTGCCAGCGCCGCCTCCCGGCGTCTGGTCACGCAGACCGCCCGGACAGGCTCCATCGGCGTCATGATGGCTCACAGTAATTACGGTGCTGCCCTGGAGAAACAGGGCGTGGAAATCACGCTGATTTACAGCGGCAGCCATAAGGTGGATGGCAACCCCTACAGCCATCTACCGGGTGATGTCCGGGAAACACTGCAGTCCCGGATGGATGCAACCCGCCGGATGTTTGCGCAGAAGGTGTCGGCATATACCGGCCTGTCCGTGCAGGCTGTGCTGGATACCGAGGCTGCAGTGTACAGCGGTCAGGAGGCCATTGATGCCGGACTGGCTGATGAACTTGTCAACAGCACCGATGCGATCACCGTTATGCGTGATGCACTGGATGCACGTAAATCCCGTCTCTCAGGAGGGCGAATGACCAAAGAGACTCAATCAACAACTGTTTCAGCCACTGCTTCGCAGGCTGACGTTACTGGCGTGGTGCCAGCGACGGAGGGCGAAAACGCCAGCGCGGCGCAGCCGGACGTGAACGCGCAGATCACCGCTGCGGTTGCGGCAGAAAACAGCCGCATTATGGGGATCCTCAACTGTGAGGAGGCTCACGGACGCGAAGAACAGGCCCGCGTGCTGGCAGAAACCCCCGGTATGACCGTGGAAACGGCCCGCCGCATTCTGGCCGCAGCACCACAGAGTGCACAGGCGCGCAGTGATACTGCGCTGGATCGTCTGATGCAGGGGGCACCGGCACCGCTGGCTGCAGGTAACCCGGCATCTGATGCCGTTAACGATTTGCTGAACACACCAGTGTAAGGGATGTTTATGACGAGCAAAGAAACCTTTACCCATTACCAGCCGCTGGGCAACAGTGACCCGGCTCATACCGCAACCGCGCCCGGCGGATTGAGTGCGAAAGCGCCTGCAATGACCCCGCTGATGCTGGACACCTCCAGCCGTAAGCTGGTTGCGTGGGATGGCACCACCGACGGTGCTGCCGTTGGCATTCTTGCGGTTGCTGCTGACCAGACCAGCACCACGCTGACGTTCTACAAGTCCGGCACATTCCGTTATGAGGATGTGCTCTGGCCGGAGGCTGCCAGCGACGAGACGAAAAAACGGACCGCGTTTGCCGGAACGGCAATCAGCATCGTTTAACCTGACCCTTCATCACTAAAGGCCGCCTGTGCGGCTTTTTTTACGGGATTTTTTTTATGTCGATGTACACAACCGCCCAACTGCTGGCGGCAAATGAGCAGAAATTTAAGTTTGATCCGCTGTTTCTGCGTCTCTTTTTCCGTGAGAGCTATCCCTTCACCACGGAGAAAGTCTATCTCTCACAAATTCCGGGACTGGTAAACATGGCGCTGTACGTTTCGCCGATTGTTTCTGGTGAGGTTATCCGTTCCCGTGGCGGCTCCACCTCTGAATTTACGCCGGGATATGTCAAGCCGAAGCATGAAGTGAATCCGCAGATGACCCTGCGTCGCCTGCCGGATGAAGATCCGCAGAATCTGGCGGACCCGGCTTACCGCCGCCGTCGCATCATCATGCAGAACATGCGTGACGAAGAGCTGGCCATTGCTCAGGTCGAAGAGATGCAGGCAGTTTCTGCCGTGCTCAAGGGCAAATACACCATGACCGGTGAAGCCTTCGATCCGGTTGAGGTGGATATGGGCCGCAGTGCGGCGAACAACATCACGCAGTCCGGCGGCACGGAGTGGAGCAAGCGTGACAAGTCCACGTATGACCCGACCGACGATATCGAAGCCTACGCGCTGAACGCCAGCGGCGTGGTGAATATCATCGTGTTTGATCCGAAAGGATGGGCGCTGTTCCGTTCCTTCAAAGCCGTCAGGGATAAGCTGGTTACCCGTCGCGGCTCTCATTCCGAGCTGGAGACAGCGGTAAAAGACCTGGGCAAAGCGGTGTCTTATAAGGGAATGTATGGCGATGTGGCCATCGTCGTGTATTCCGGACAGTACGTGGAAAACGGCGTCAAAAAGAACTTCCTGCCGGACAACACGATGGTGCTGGGGAACACTCAGGCACGCGGTCTGCGTACCTATGGCTGTATTCAGGATGCGGACGCACAGCGCGAAGGCATTAACGCCTCTGCCCGTTACCCGAAAAACTGGGTGACCACCGGCGATCCGGCGCGTGAGTTCACCATGATTCAGTCAGCACCGCTGATGCTGCTGGCTGACCCTGATGAGTTCGTGTCCGTACAACTGGCGTAATCATGGCCCTTCGGGGCCATTGTCTCTCTGTGGAGAAGTCCATGACGAAAGATGAACTGATTGCCCGTCTCCGCTCGCTGGGTGAACAACTGAACCGTGATGTCAGCCTGACGGGGACGAAAGAAGAACTGGCGCTCCGTGTGGCAGAGCTGGAAGAAGAGCTTGATGACACGGATGACACTGCCGGTCAGGACACCCCTCTCAGCCAGGAAAATGTGCTGACCGGGCATGAAAATGAGGTGGTATCAGCACAGACGGATACCGTGACTGATACGGCTGCTCTGGTCACGGTCGTGGCACTGGTGACGCTGCACACTGTTGCACTTCACGCCACGCGGGATGAACCAGTGGCATTCGTACTGCCGGGAACGGCGTTCCGTGTCTCTGCCAGTGTGGCAGCCGAAATGACAGAACATGGCCTGGCCAGAATGCAATAACGGGAGGCGCTGTGGCTGATTTCGATAACCTGTTCGATGCTGCCATTGCCCGCGCCGATGAAACGATACGCGGGTACATGGGAATGTCAGCCACCATGACATCCGGTGAGCAGTCAGGTGCTGTGATACGTGGTGTTTTTGATGACCCTGAAAATATCAGCTATGCCGGACAGGGCGTGCGCGTTGAAGGCTCCAGCCCGTCCCTGTTTGTCCGGACTGATGATGTGCGGCAACTGCGGCGTGGTGACACGCTGACCATTAACGGCGAGATGTTCTGGGTGGACCGTGTTTCTCCGGATGACGGAGGGAGTTGTTATCTCTGGCTCAACCGTGGGCAACCACCGGCAGTTAACCGGCGACGATAAACGCAGGGTGAATTATGGCGATAAAAGGGCTTGATCAGGCGATTGAAAATCTGAGCCGGGTTCGTAAAAACGCCATTCCGGCGGCTTCAGCAATGGCCATTAACCGCGTGGCCACAACGGCGATTAATCAGTCTTCATCACAGGTTGCCCGTGAGACAAAGGTACGCCGGAAACTGGTAAAGGAACGGTCCAGACTGAAACGGGCCACGGTCAGAAATCCGAATGCCAGAATTATCGTTAAACGCGGTGATCTCCCTGTGATTAAGCTGGGGATCAGGATGCTGGGCCGTCGTCCGGACAGCATACTTAAAGCTGGTCAGCATCGGTATCAGCGGGCATTTATCCAGCGATTAAAAAATGGTCGCTGGCATGTCATGCAGCGTGTGGCCGGGAAAAACCGTTACCCCATTGATGTGGTGAAAATCCCGATGGCGGCCCCACTGAAACAGGCGTTTGATGAGAATATTGACCGTATCCGGCGTGAACGTCTGCCCGGAGAACTGGCATACGCGCTGAAACAACAACTTAGGATTGCGATAAAACGATGAAACATACTGATATCCGTGCGGCAGTGCTGGATGCACTGGAGCTGCATGAACACGGGGCGACGCTGTTTGATGGTCGCCCCGTTGTTTTTGACGAAGAGGATTTTCCGGCCGTCGCGGTTTATCTGACGGATGCAGAGTATACCGGTGAAGAGCTGGATGCAGATACCTGGCGGGCCACACTGCATATTGAGGTGTTTTTACCGGCACAGGTACCGGATTCGGAGCTTGATCAGTGGATGGAAAGCCGGATTTATCCGGCGGTGACTGCGATCCCGGCACTGGCAGACCTGATTACGACGATGGTTACGCAGGGCTATGAGTATCGTCGTGATGACGATATGGCGTTATGGAGTTCTGCGGATCTGACTTATTCCATTACATACGAGATGTGAGGACGATATGGCAACACCAAATCCCCTTGAGCCGGTAAAAGGTGCCGGTACCACTCTGTGGGTTTACAACGGCAAGGGTGATGCTTATGCAAACCCGTTGTCAGACGATGACTGGCAGCGACTGGCTAAGGTGAAGGATCTGACGCCGGGCGAGATGACGGCAGAACCCTACGATGATAACTACCTGGATGATGAAGACGCGGACTGGACCGCGACCGGGCAGGGGCAGAAGTCTGCAGGAGATACCGGTTTTACGCTGGCCTGGAAACCGGGAGAAGAAGGTCAGAAATGGCTTATAGGCTGGTTTGAAAGCGGGGATGTGCGGGCCTATAAAATCCGTTTCCCAAATGGCACGGTGGATGTGTTCCGTGGCTGGGTCAGCAGTATCGGTAAGGCCGTGACGGCGAAAGAAGTGATCACCCGCACGGTGAAAGTGACCAACGTGGGCAAACCTTCTGTAGCGGAAGAACGCAGCAAAATTACGCCGGTCACTGCGATTAAGGTGACGCCGACATCCGGTACGGTGGCAAAAGGGAAAACAACCACCCTGACGGTTTCTTTTGAGCCGGAAAGTGCAACCGACAAGACGTTCAGAGCGGTTTCCGCCGATCCGTCGAAAGCCACCATTAGTGTGAAAGATATGACAATTACGGTAAACGGCGTGGCGACAGGTAAGGTGCAGATCCCTGTGGTGAGCGGAAATGGTCAGTTCGCCGCAGTGGCTGAAGTCACCGTTACTGAAGCGGGCGCTGCAGGGTAAACGGAGGTAATACATGTTTCTGAAAACAGAACAATTTGAATATAACGGTGTGTCCGTCACGCTTTCCGAATTGTCTGCGCTGCAGCGGTTTGATTATATAAAGTTTGTTTCAGACGCAGAACAACAGGAGACAACGAAGCATGATGTCGTGCACATTAACCAGCGATATCTGGAAACGGCATCCCTGCTTGTGGCGATGTCGCTATGGCATTCCCATTCCCTCAAAGGCACTCTGGCCTCTCCGGAGACAGAGATGCAGCAGATCCGCCGTGAAGTGATGCTGGGATGGCCTGCTGATGCACTGAATCAGGCAACGAACCGGGTGCTTTATCTTTCAGGTATGCTGGATAACCGGCACGATGCCGATCCTGAACAAACCGGGAAAGCAGAAGCGACTGAGCCGGTAACATCAAAAAAGCATTCGAAGGCGAGCTGAACTTTGTCCTGAAACTGGCGCGAGAGATGGGGAGACCCGACTGGCGCGCCATGCTTGCCGGGATGACATCCACCGAATATGCCGACTGGCGACGTTTTTACTGCACGCATTATTTTCAGGATACCCAACTGGACGCTCATTTTTCCGGGCTGATGTACGCCGTACTCAGCCTGTTTTTTGGCGATCCGGATATGCATCCGGCGGATTTCAGTCTGCTTGCTCCAGCGTGTGAGGAAGAGCAGACGGAGATGCCGGACGAGGAAGAAATGCTGATGCAGAAAGCGACAGGAGTTGCCGGAGGCGTCCGGTTCGGAGGGGACGGAGGGCGCGATATTTCACCTTCTGCGGATGTGGTGGATGTCAGCGAGGATGATGTTGCATTAATGATGGCTTCAGCGGGGATTTACGGAGGTGTGAGATATGTCCCAGCCAGCGGGTGATCTGGTTATTGATTTGAGTCTGGATGCGGCCCGGTTTGATGAACAGATGGCCCGGGTACGCCGTCATTTTTCCAGTCTGGAGGCGGATGCCAGAAAAACCGCCAGTACTGTTGAACAGGGGCTGAGCCGACAGGCGCTGGCGGCACAAAAAGCCGGGATATCAGTCGGACAGTATAAGGCTGCCATGCGCACACTGCCCGCACAGTTCACGGATATTGTCACTCAGCTTGCCGGTGGTCAGAATCCCTTCCTTATCATGCTGCAGCAGGGGGGGCAGATCAGCGATTCATTCGGTGGACCGCTCAGCCTGCTTACCCTGCTGAAGGAGGAACTTCTCGGGATCAGGGATGCCTCTGAATCATCAGAGGAGTCGCTGTCAGATACGGCAAATGCACTGGCTGAAAATGCCCGGAATGCCGGTGAGCTGGGACGATTTATGTCGGTGGCCCGTGTGGCGGCAGGTGGCGGGGTTGCCGTACTGGCCGCGCTTGCTGCCGCCGCCTGGCAGGCAGAGCAGGCTGACCGGGCCTTATTGCGTTCACTGATCCTGACCGGAGGGGCGGCTGCCACCACAACGGCAGAATTGTGGAAAATGGCCGGGGTGATCAGCGATGAAGCCGGTGGTGGTATCAGACAGGCGGCAGAAAATCTGGCCCGTCTGGCAGAAAGCGGGAAATATACCGCCGGGCAGCTACGGATCATGGGGGAAACCTCTCAGAGATGGCTGCAGACGGTGGGGGACGATGCCGGGAAGGTGGAAAAAGCCTTTGAAGGGATTGCAGCAGATCCGGTGAAGGCGCTGGCCTCCCTGAATCAGCAGTATAACTTCCTGAGCGTTTCCCAGTTACGCCATATTGATGAGCTTGAGCGCACGAAAGGTAAACAGGCTGCGGTGACGGAGGCGATGTCCCTGTTTGCGGATGTCATGAATGCACGTCTGGAGCAACTTGATAAAGCGGCCACGCCGGTGGAAAAAATCTGGGACGATGTTAAAACCTGGACTTCTGACGCATGGGCATGGATAGGTGATCATACACTGGGGGCACTCAGTCTGATCACTGACGTGGTGGCCGGAACCGTTGAACAAGTGAAGCTGCTGCTTGTGCAGGGGGATCTGGCGCTGGCTGAATTTATTCAGTCAGCCTGGGAAACGACAAAGAATGTGCCCGGCGTTGGTGCGTTGTTTGGTGAACTGGCAGAAGAGAACCGCGTATTTATTGAGAAAACAAAACGCGATGAACTGGCGCTGAGAAAATCCATTGCGGAACGGGATGCGCGTATACGCCAGGGGGAAATGGGGTACATCAACCGTTCGCGTGCAACAGGCGTCAGCAAAGGTCCTGGGCAGCAGGAAGCCGTCAGCCGTCTGGCTGAAGAGCTGACAGGTAAAAAGCATACATCACCGAAAACGCGCTCTGCCGGGGAGAGGGAAGAGGAGCAGGCAAGAGAGGCTCTGCTTGCCCTTGAAGCTGAGCTCAGGACGCTGGAAAAACACAGCGGTGCGAATGAGAAAATCAGCCGGCAGCGCCGTGATTTATGGAAGGCGGAAAGTCAGTATGCGGTCCTGAAAGAGGCTGCCACGAAACGACAGTTATCTGAGCAGGAAAAATCCCTGCTGGCGCATAAAGACGAGACGCTGGAGTACAAACGCCAGCTGGCTGAGCTGGGCGACAAGGTTGAATACCAGAAACGCCTGAATGAGCTGGCACAGCAGGCGGTGCGGTTTGAAGAGCAGCAGAGCTCGAAGCAGGCCGCCATCAGCGCAAAAGCCCGCGGTCTCACTGACCGTCAGGCGCAGCGGGAGTCTGAAGCGCAGCGTCTTCGGGACGTGTACGGTGATAATCCGGCTGCGCTGGCGAAGGCCACATCGGCACTGAAGAACACCTGGTCTGCGGAGGAGCAGCTTCGTGGAAGCTGGATGGCCGGGCTGAAGTCCGGCTGGGGCGAGTGGGCGGAAAGTGCGACGGACAGTTTTTCGCAGGTTAAAAGTGCTGCCACGCAGACCTTTGACGGTATTGCACAGAATATGGCGGCGATGCTGACCGGTGCAGAGGCAGACTGGCGGGGATTCACCCGTTCTGTGCTGTCCATGATGACAGAAATCCTGCTTAAACAGGCCATGGTGGGCATTGTCGGGCGTATCGGCAGCGCCATTGGCGGTGCTTTCGGTGGTGGTGCATCTGCTTCCTCGGGGACGGCCATTGAGGCTGCGGCGGCGAACTTCCATTTCGCGACCGGAGGATTTACGGGGACGGGCGGCAAATATGAGCCTGCGGGGATAGTTCACCGCGGGGAGTTTGTTTTCACGAAAGAGGCAACCAGCCGGATAGGTGTGGGGAATCTTTACCGTCTGATGCGCGGCTATGCGGAAGGTGGTTATGTGGGTGGTGCCGGAAGTCCGGCGCAGATGCGGCGGGCGGAAGGTATTAATTTTAATCAGAACAATCACGTGGTGATTCAGAACGACGGCACCAACGGACAGGCGGGGCCGCAGCTGATGAAGGCGGTGTATGACATGGCCCGCAAGGGGGCGCAGGATGAGCTCCGGCTGCAGTTGCGTGATGGCGGTATGTTATCAGGGAGCGGGCGATGAAAACCTTTCGCTGGAAAGTGAAGCCGGATATGGAGGTGAACTCACAGCCATCGGTGCGTGAAGTGCGTTTTGGTGACGGGTACTCACAGCGTATGGCGGCAGGGCTGAATGCTGACCTGAAAACATACCGGGTGACGCTTTCCGTGACCCGGGAGGAGGCCCGGCATCTGGAAGCGTTTCTGGCAGAGCACGGAGGCTGGAAGGCATTTTTGTGGAAGCCACCCTATGCATACCGGCAGATAAAGGTGACCTGTGCCGGGTGGTCTGCGCGGGTCGGGATGTTGCGCGTTGAGTTCAGCGCGGAGTTTAAGCAGGTGGTGAACTGATGCAGGATATTCACGAAGAAAGTCTGAACGAGTCGGTTAAATCAGAGCAGTCACCGCGGGTGGTACTCTGGGAAATCGACCTGACGGCGCAGGGCGGTGAGCGGTATTTTTCTGCAATGAGCTGAATGAAAAAGGGGAGCCGGTGACCTGGCAGGGGCGTGAATATCAGGCGTACCCGATTGAGGGCAGCGGCTTTGAGATGAACGGAAAGGGCAGCAGTGCCCGCCCGTCGCTGACGGTGTCCAATCTGTTCGGTCTTGTCACCGGGATGGCGGAGGATTTGCAGAGCCTGGTGGGTGCCACGGTGGTCCGCCGCCGGGTGTATGCGCGTTTTCTGGATGCGGTGAACTTTGTGGCAGGCAATCCGGAGGCCGACCCGGAGCAGGAGCTGACTGACCGGTGGGTGGTGGAGCAGATGTCATCGCTGACGGCCATGACGGCCTCGTTTGTGCTGGCCACACCGACCGAGACGGACGGGGCGCTGTTTCCCGGTCGCATCATGCTGGCGAACACCTGTATGTGGGATTACCGGGGAGATGAATGCGGGTATAACGGTCCTGCGGTGGCGGATGAGTTCGACAACCCCACCACGGATATCCGTAAGGACAGATGCAGCAAGTGCATGCGCGGGTGTGAGATGCGCGGCATGGCGGTCAATTTTGGCGGTTTCCTTTCCATCAATAAACTTTCGCAGTAAATCCTGTTTTATGACACAGACTGAATCAGCGATTCTGGCGCATGCCCGGCGGTGTGCGCCTGCGGAGTCGTGCGGCTTCGTGATAAGCACGCCGGAGGGGGAACGGTATATCCCTTGTGTGAATATCTCTGCAGAGCCGGAGGCGTATTTTCGTATCGCACCGGAAGACTGGCTGCGGGCAGAGATGCAGGGGGAGATTGTGGCACTGGTCCACAGTCATCCCGGTGGGCTGCCCTGGCTGAGCGAGGCTGACCGGCGGCTGCAGATAAAAAGCGCACTGCCCTGGTGGCTGGTCTGCCGGGGTGACATTCACAAATTCCGCTGTGTGCCACATCTGACAGGACGGCGCTTTGAGCACGGGGTGACGGACTGTTACACGCTGTTCCGGGATGCTTATCATCTGGCGGGGACTGAAATGCCGGATTTTCATCGCGAGGATGACTGGTGGCGCAACGGTCAGAACCTTTACCTGGACAATATGGCGGTCACCGGCTTTTACCGGGTGCCCCTGTCCTCTGCACAGGCGGGCGATATTCTGCTGTGCTGCTTTGGTGCTTCGGTACCGAACCATGCCGCCATTTACTGCGGCAACGGTGAGCTGCTTCACCATCTGCCTGAACAACTGAGTAAACGGGAGAGGTATTCCGAAAAATGGCAACGACGAACGCATTCTGTCTGGCGTCACCGCCACTGGCACGCATCTGCCTTCACGGGGATTTACAACGATTTGGCCGCCGCCTCAGCCTGTATGTGAACACGGCAGCGGAAGCCATCCGGGCGCTGTCGTTACAGGTGCCGGGCTTTCGCCGTCAGATGAACGAAGGCTGGTACCAGATACGTATTGCCGGTTATGACACGGCACCGGAGGCGGTGTACGCCCGTCTTCACGAACAGCTGGGTGAGGGAACGGTCATCCATATTGTGCCGCGACTGGCCGGGGCCGGAAAGGGTGGACTGCAGATTGTGCTGGGGGCGGCAGCCATCGTGGGCTCTTTCTTCACTGCCGGGGCATCAATGGCGTTATGGGGTTCAGCCCTGGCAGCCGGTGGTTTTTCTGCCACCACAATGCTGTTTTCACTTGGAGCCAGCATGATTCTGGGCGGTGTGGCCCAGATGCTGGCCCCGAAGGCAAAAACACCGGATTACCGCGCAACGGATAACGGCAGACAGAACACGTACTTTTCCTCGCTGGATAACATGATTGCCCAGGGGAACCCGATGCCGGTGCCTTACGGGGAAATGCTGGTTGGCTCCCGCCGTATATCCCAGGACATCAGCACCCGTGATGAAGGCGGGGGCGGAACGGTCGTGGTTGTCGGGCGACAGGGATAAAACATAAAAAAATCCCGCAGTGATCGCGGAGCTGCGGGGACAGACAAATGAAGATCAATGTTAAGGAGTTGTTTTTGTTACTCGGGCAAAAAAACACTAACGCAGCGAAATTATAAGCGCCACAGTCAGTGTGTGAAAATGTGAAGATATTCAGAATTTTTATGCCATTACCGGTTTTAACCAACAGGATTATCGGTGGGCATGAAAGAAAACCCCGGTATCTGCTGATACCGGGGTTTCTCTTTAGCATGGCAGAAATGTGTTTCATGCTTTTCGGGCGAAGGATATCCGACTTCTGTACGGAATGGCAAGTGGCGGTTAATTTATTCAGGGGAAGGCTGTATGGGAAAAGGTGGCGGTAAGGCACACACGCCTCGTGAGGCGAAGGATAATCTCAAATCCACGCAGATGATGAGTGTGATTGATGCGATTGGTGAGGGACCGATAGAAGGTCCGGTGAAGGGACTGCAGAGTATTCTGGTGAACAAAACCCCACTGACGGACACGGACGGCAATCCCGTGATACACGGTGTGACCGCGGTCTGGCGTGCCGGGGAGCAGGAGCAGACACCACCGGAAGGCTTTGAGTCCTCCGGGGCGGAAACCGCACTGGGCGTGGAAGTGACGAAGGCAAAGCCGGTGACGCGCACCATTACGTCCGCGAACATTGACCGCCTGCGGGTCACCTTCGGGGTGCAGTCACTGGTGCAGACCACCTCAAAGGGCGACCGTAATCCCTCTTCTGTCCGACTGCTGATTCAGTTGCAGCGTAACGGTAACTGGGTGACGGAAAAGGATGTCACCATTAACGGCAAGACCACCTCACAGTTCCTGGCCTCGGTGATTCTGGATAATCTGCCTCCCCGGCCCTTTAACATCCGGATGGTCCGGGAGACAGCGGACAGCACCTCGGACCAGCTGCAGAATAAGACGCTCTGGTCGTCATACACCGAAATCATCGATGTGAAACAGTGCTACCCGAACACGGCGATTGTGGGGCTGCAGGTGGATGCGGAGCAGTTTGGCGGTCAGCAGATGACGGTGAACTACCATATCCGCGGTCGCATCATCCAGGTGCCGTCAAACTATGACCCGGAAAAACGCACGTACAGTGGTATCTGGGACGGCAGTCTGAAACCGGCATACAGCAACAACCCGGCCTGGTGTCTGTGGGACATGCTGACTCACCCGCGCTACGGCATGGGAAAACGTCTGGGGGCGGCGGATGTGGACAAATGGGCGCTGTATGCCATTGCGCAGTACTGCGACCAGACGGTCCCGGATGGTTTCGGGGGCACAGAGCCGCGGATGACCTTTAATGCGTACCTGTCACAACAGCGTAAGGCGTGGGACGTTCTCAGTGATTTCTGCTCGGCGATGCGCTGTATGCCGGTATGGAACGGCCAGACGCTGACGTTCGTTCAGGACCGCCCGTCGGATGTGGTGTGGCCGTACACCAACTGCGATGTGGTGGTGGATGATAACGGCGTGGGGTTCCGCTACAGCTTCAGCGCCCTGAAGGACCGGCACACGGCGGTGGAGGTGAATTACACCGACCCGCAGAACGGCTGGCAGACCTCCACGGAACTGGTGGAAGACCCGGAAGCCATACTGCGCTACGGACGCAACCTGCTGAAGATGGACGCGTTCGGCTGTACCAGCCGCGGTCAGGCCCACCGTGCCGGACTGTGGGTGATAAAGACCGAACTGCTGGAAACGCAGACGGTGGATTTCACGCTCGGGTCTCAGGGGCTGCGGCACACACCCGGTGACATTATTGAAATCTGTGATAATGACTATGCCGGGACCCTGACCGGCGGACGTGTCCTGTCCATTGATGCTGCCACCCGCACCCTGACGCTGGACCGTGAGGTTACCCTGCCGGAGACAGGTACATCGGCGGTGAACCTGATTAACGGCAGCGGTAAGCCGGTGAGTGTGGACATCACCGCACACCCCGCGCCGGACCGGATACAGGTCAGTACCCTGCCTGATGGTGTGGAGACATACGGGGTGTGGGGACTCTCCCTGCCGTCACTGCGCCGTCGCCTGTTCCGCTGTGTCTCCGTCCGGGAAAACACGGACGGCACCTTTGCCATCACGGCGGTGCAGCACGTGCCGGAAAAAGAAGCCATCGTGGATAACGGGGCGCACTTTGACGGCGACCAGAGCGGCACGGTGAATGGTGTCACGCCGCCAGCGGTGCAGCACCTGACCGCCGAAGTCACCGCAGACAGCGGGGAATATCAGGTGCTGGCGCGCTGGGACACGCCGAAGGTGGTGAAGGGCGTGAGCTTCCTGCTTCGCCTGACCGTGGCAGCGGATGACGGCAGTGAGCGGCTGGTCAGCACGGCCAGGACGACAGAAACCACATACCGCTTCACGCAACTGGCGCCGGGGAACTACAGGTTGACAGTCCGGGCGGTAAATGCGTGGGGACAGCAGGGCGATCCGGCATCGGTATCGTTCCGGATTGCCGCACCGGCAGCGCCGTCTCGGATTGAGCTGACACCGGGCTATTTTCAGATAACCGCCACGCCGCATCTTGCGGTTTATGATCCGACGGTACAATTTGAGTTCTGGTTCTCGGAAACGCGGATTACCGATATCAGGCAGGTTGAAACCACAGCCCGCTATCTTGGTACGGCGCTGTACTGGATAGCCGCCAGTATCAATATCAAACCGGGCCATGATTATTACTTTTATATCCGCAGTGTGAACACCGTTGGCAAATCGGCATTCGTGGAAGCCGTTGGTCGGGCGAGCGATGATGTGGAAGGTTACCTGGATTTTTTCAAAGGCAAGATAACCGAATCCCATCTCGGCAAGGAGCTGCTGGAAAAAGTCGAGCTGACGGAGGATAACGCCAGCAGACTGGAGGAGTTTTCGAAAGAGTGGAAGGACGCCAACGATAAATGGAATGCCATGTGGGCTGTCAAAATTGAGCAGACCGAAGACGGTAAGCATTATGTCGCGGGGCTTGGCCTCAGCATGGAGGATACAGAGGAAGGCAAACTGAGTCAGTTTCTGGTTGCCGCCAATCGTATCGCGTTTATTGACCCGGCAAACGGGAATGAAACGCCGATGTTTGTGGCGCAGGGCAACCAGATATTCATGAACGACGTGTTCCTGAAGCGCCTGACGGCCCCCACCATTACCAGTGGTGGAAATCCACCGGCATTTTCCCTGACACCGGACGGAAAGCTGACTGCTAAAAATGCGGATATCAGTGGTAACGTGAATGCGAACTCCGGGACGCTCAACAACGTCACGATTAACGAGAACTGTCGGGTTCTGGGAAAACTGTCCGCGAACCAGATTGAAGGCGATCTCGTTAAAACAGTGGGCAAAGCTTTCCCCCGGGACTCCCGTGCACCGGAACGGTGGCCATCAGGGACCATTACCGTCAGGGTTTATGACGATCAGCCGTTTGACCGGCAGATTGTTATTCCGGCGGTGGCATTCAGTGGCGCTAAGCATGAGAGAGAGCATACTGATATTTACTCCTCATGCCGTCTGATAGTGCGGAAAAACGGTGCTGAAATTTA